GCGCATCGTGTCGGGCGGCGTCACCGGGCGCGTGACGCTGCGCTGGTTCGTGGAGTCGGTCTGGATTCCCGAGAAGGAGCCGCTCTGCACGTATGAGACGATGGCGGCGTACAAACGGCACCTGAACAACCAGATACTGCCAGCACTCGGCGACATGGACATAAGCGCGATAAAGCACCTGCACGTGCAGCGGATGATAACCTCGTGCGCCACGTGGAAGGTCGCCCGTAACGCCAAATCGACGCTGTACAACGTGCTCCAGATGGCCGTGGAGCTGGGAGCCGCGCCGTCGAACGCCGCCGCCTCTCGGTCGTTCCGCTATCCTCCGAAGGGCGAGCGGGCGGGCAGACAGCACGGCGAGTGGCTGACCAGCTTCGAGCAGCACCGGCGCCTCATCGACGCGGCGCGTGGCACGCCCGCGTTCCCGATCGTGGCCCTGGGCTTGTGCTTCGGCCTCCGCAAGGGCGAGATACTAGGGCTCGACTGGGAGGACATCGACCTGGAGGCCGGTTGGCTCCACGTGAGGCGCACCTACGTGAAGGGCGCGGACGGCCCGACGGAGAAGGAGCCGAAGACGGATAACGCCACTAGGGATATACCTATATCGGACTACGCTGCGGGCCTCCTGCGCGAGATGGGGCCGGGCTCGGGGCCGGTCGTGCACGACGCGGACGGCAACCGCGTGAGCCCGCGCTCGGCGGTCTCCATCGTGGGGCGGCTCGTCAAGTCCGGGGGCGTTCCCGAGGTCACGATACTGTCGCTGCGCCACTCGTTCGCGACCACCGCGATACGCGCCGGGGCCAACGTCATCAGCGTGTCGAAGTGGCTGGGCCACGCCTCGATAACGACCACCTTGGACCGCTACGTGAGGCCGCTGCAGCGCGACCTGAAGGCCGACGTAGCGGACGTGCTCGACGCGGGGATGGCAAATCTTGGCAACTGATTTGCGCGTTTTCCCCGGTAGATTGCGTGTAGTGCGGGGTTCGAATCCCCGTCCCTCCGCCAACGAAAAAAGGGGGGTCTACCGACAAAACTGCCGGTAAACCCCCATTTTTTAGCCGATTTTCAAGTCTTACATACGTTAAACGATTGCCAAATTTGCCCTATTTTTTCCTATGGTTTTCGATATGGATGGCAAATTTTGGCAAGCGTTTTACCTCATTTTTCTAGGCCAGCTTCTTGACGATGGCGTTCAGCGTCTTGTTGGCCGTCTTGAGCTGCGCCGTGAGGTTGTCGACCTTCTTCTCAAGCTCGATTACCTTGTTACGGGTGTCGGTCACCTTGGGCTGCATGTCCTTGCTGTAGGCCCACGCCCAGCTTAGGCACGTCCACGCGGGCTTGTTGCCCTCCTTGGTGGCGATTTCCTGATTCCAAACGTCCTGCGGAGTCATAAGCTCTCCTCTCGTGATCGTGTCCCGTAGCGTCTCCCATGCGGCGTTGCCGAAGCCCGCGTAGTACAGCGGACAGTCCTTCCGCCCCGTGTGGCAGTCGAAGTGCCGCACGACGTGGTCTGCGTCGATGCCCAGTTCGCGCATCAGCTTGCGCACGAGCCAGCGCAGCTCGGCGACCTCGTCCGTGGTGAACTGCCGCCCGTCGTTGCAGACCTCGATGCTCACGGACTCGTCGTTGCCTATGAGCTGCGTCGCGCCCGCCCATGCTCCAACTGCCCACGCCGTGTCGGTCGCGTCGAGCAGTTGGTAGATGGTCCCCCCGCCGTCGAGCACGAAGTGGTAGCTGCTCGGATGCTGGCTCGTGGCCGCGTAGGTCGCCTCCTGACGGGCGTTCGCGGTGTTCGCCGTGTAGTGGACCACGATATAGCGCGGCGCGTTTCCTCCCGGCGTGTAGTTGCCGCTGTGCGCGTGAAACTCGCGGCTGATCGTCGGCATGTGCGCCTCCTATGGTTCGATTACGACTCCGGTGTAGGTGCCCGCGTATAGGTAGAAGCCAGGCTCGGAGGTCTCGGATACGGACCCCTCTAGCAGCGACACGCCGTTGTACGGGTCGCTTAGGAAGCCATACCATCCGGGGGTCGAGGTTTCGGACACCGCGAACATCTCCGACGGGTCGTTCGGGTCTGGCAGCGTCGCGTAGAAAAAGAACCAGGGATAGTCCCCGCCCGTCGCTGCGACGACCGCATATGCCCCCGTCGGCGTGTGGTCGGAGAAGTTGGAGCACGTCACGCCGTCCGCGTCGATGGTCATGGTGCAGGTGTTCACGGTGCCGCCGCCGCCCGTCGGTATCGCCTGAATAGCGCTCACGAAGCCCGTGGGATACGTCAGGCTCGCCGACGTGCCGCCCTTCGCGCGTATCGCGTCCGCCACGCTGGTCAGGTCGGTGTCGTTGGTCAGGTAGTCCGCCATTAGAAGCTCACCCCCGATGCGCTCGGCAGCGATGCCGCCGCCCATGCGCCGTTGACGACGCGCAGTACCTTGCCGTTGTCCGATGCGCTCACGCTCGGCAGGCTCGGCGGCGATGCCCACGTGCCGTCGTTGCGCAAAAACGTCGAGGTCGAGCTGCCGAACGCGATTCCGCTGCGCTTCAGCTTCGAGCTGTCGGAGCTGTCGGCTATTACCAGCTTGTCACCGGAGGCCGCCGCAGTGTCGCTCGTGATGGCTCCCTCATTGGTGATGGAGCCGTGGTCGTGCGTCGATGCGGCGCGGCTCGTGTCCGTGGGGTGAACGTGGTTGGAGCGCGCGTAGCTCGTGCCGCTGCCGTATGACGCGGTGCCGTCCATGCTCGGGTTGGTCGTGGATGCCGTTGGCACGTCGATGGCGATATCGCCCGAGCCTAGCAGCGACGTGCTGTTGATTGTCTTGATGTTCGTTCCCGAGACGAGCGTGGCCTGATAGCCGCTGTGAGTGTGGTTGCCCACGGCGACCTGCGACGCGCCCGTGCCGGTCGGCAGGTACGCGAAGTCCACGGTGCCGCTCGTGATATCCGCGCCGCTGTGCTCGTGGCTCGTCGGCGCGTAGCCCGAGTGCGTGTGGTCGCCCAGGGCGACCGTGCCGGAGGTCGTGCCGGTGGGGATGCGGGCCACGTCGAGCGTGCCGCTCGCCACGTCGGATGCCGCGTGCAGGTGCATCGACGCGGCCTTGCCGTCGAGCGTGGTCTGCAAGCTGGTCACGTCCGCGATGGCGTGCGTGTGCGATGCCGCCGCCCTGCTCGTGTCTGTCGGGTGGACGTGGTCCTCGCGTGCGTACTTGGCGCTGGTGCCGACCGCAGCCGTGCCGTCCACGATGGGAGCGGCGGTCGCGGGCTCCACCGACGAGCCGCCCGAGGGGGCGTAGAGGTCGGTCGAGGTGCCGTCGATGCTGACCGTGGCTATCTTGGTGCCGGTGGACACGACCTGCGTGACGCTGGCCTCGCCCACGGTGTCATAGGTCACGCCCCCGACGTTGAGTTGCTTCATTACTGGCATGGTGCCTCCTCCTTAGACCGGCTCGACGGGGAACGTCTCGTCTTGCATCATGTCGAGCAGCCGTTCGTTGATGACCGTATAGACCCCGTACTCCACCGGCACCCTGTAGATTCGGTTTCGGAAGTTCACCGTCGTCTGCGTCCAGTCGAGTTCGTTGTAGCTCGCAACCGGCATATAGGTGTTGTGGGCGCGGATGCCGAACGTCGGTATCCTCACGTTGAAGTAGCTTGGAGTGCGGCTGCTCGTGCTGTTCATGCTCGGCGCGATTGCAGCCGCGCTCACGCCGTAGGTGGCGTTGTTCGCGAGCTGCAAGGTTCCCGCCGCCGTCCTGTACCCGATGAGCGCCGCGCTATATGCGCATGAGCCATACGTGCCATACGTCGTGGCCGATGGCCTGACGATTGCCCCGCTTGCGATTCGCGCCCGTGCGCCCCAGTGGTAGATGGTCGTGAAGCCGTCGTAGATAGTGTGAACCTTGCCCAGCGACGCTTCGGGGCTTGTGTACTCGTAATGTACGAAAGCATCCTCCATGACGATATAGTTGTACACGCCAAAATCTAGCGTCTCCGACGAACCGTGGTAGCCGTTGCCGATGCGATCGATGGTCGCGTTCGCATTGGCGGTCGCCGTGTAGCTCGTGACCCACGTGAGGTTCTGCGCCGTGGTCTTGGGCGTGAGCGGCCAGTTCGCGGCCTCGGTGACAGCCGCGCTCCATCGCGTCTCGCCCATCAGCTCCGCGCCGATGCCGCCCCACCATGCGTCGATTACGCCCTCGGTGTCGAGCGTGAGCTTCTTGTTCGCGGAGTCGTAGGTGCCGGTGATGGCGGCGTGGCTCCCTGATGCCGTGCCGGTAATCGGCGCGCCGCTCGCGTCGTGCGCCGTGTACCCGAGCAGTAGCGTGCCGGGGGCAACCGTGTCGGCGGTGAGGTCGAGCAGGACCTCGTTGCCGAGCTGCACCTTGTTAACGTACTGGTTGGGCATCTAGCTTGCCTCCTTTGCATACCGCCAGTGATATCCAGCGGCGGTCTTTCGCTTGCCCTTGCAGCAGTTGCAGATGTTCGGCTTGTTCGTGCCGACCGCATCCGCAGCTTCAGCTATGGAGCTGTACACCTTGCCGGTCTCGACGCACATGATCGGCACGGAGCAACGCTCTATCGTCTTGCGTCTGGCTGCTTCGGATATGCGACGTGGAGCCGATTCCTCGGCGATGTAGCGTGCGAGCAGGTCGCTGTAATACTCCATCGGCTTCGACTCGTCGTAATACGCCCAGTGGTAGCCGCCCGATGTGCGGTGCTTGCACATGCGGATGCAGCACTCCGATATCTTCGTCGCTCCGGTTGCTTCCGCTGCTTGGGTCATTGTCTTATAGACCTCTAGGGTTTCAAGACATATCACGCTCCGGGCTTTCGGGTTGGTCTCGCCGTGCATGTGCGCGGTGATCTTTGCTGCGTGCTCTGCCGACAAGTGTTTGCCCGCATGCCACGGAACATCCCCACCTGGCGTGATGTTATAACCGTGGCTTCGCTCGGTTGCCCGATGCTCGGCTATCAGTCGCTTTTCGGCTTCTTTGGCTTCGTTTTCCGTCAGTCCGTCGAGAAGAACTTCGTGCTTGAAATTGTCCCAGCCGTACTTCTGAATGGCCCGAGTGAATACAAGGTTGGTACTATAACCGTCACCATGCCTCCACCTTCGCTCCGGCTTAAGCATAGTAATGCCGATATACACCTTGCCATTTGGCGCTGTATGTCTGTAAACGCAATACATTGCTACGAACCAGCGATGGTGCAAGTGACGCCGCCCTGGGCATTGTCCGTGCGGGTGACGGGGATGGCGGCGATGGTCACTTGAGTCAGGTAGTTGTACGTGGGCGAATCCGGGACGATGACCTGCTGCGCCGTGGAGGGCGTGGCCGTCTTGGCCTGCGCATGAACATCTTCCGAACCGCTCATAGTGCCGGTGATATCGAGAATCTGCACGCCCTGGCGAACGTTGTTCGCCACAAGGTTAGTGGCGGAAGTCGAGTCGATGACCGCCTTGGCCGAGCCGTCCGAATAACCGGCCGGGATGGTCGTACCCGCCTTGCTGGACACGGTAACATTCGTGCCGCCGTTGTTCGGCATGGAGCCGGTGATCTTGTTGCCGTTCACGTAGGCGGTCTTGGTGTTGAGTATCTCGGCGGCCGCAGCCGTCGCGTCGCTCGTGTCGGCGTCGTAGGTGCACGAGCCCTGGACGCGCTCGCCGGACTTGAGGTGGAAGTACTTGCCCGTCTGCACGTCGGCAGCGGTCGCGGTGTCGCTCGTCAGGTCGATGAGCGTGTCGCCGCCATAAACGACTTTGTTCACGTACTGGTTCGCCACTGGGGGCCTCCTAACCTATCGTGGCGGTGTATCCGCCGCTCTCATTGCTCGTCAGCAGATACGGCACCGCATCTACTGTCAGGTCCTGCGTCATGCGCTTGCCCATCGTGGGGAGCACCTGCTCGAACCACGCCTCGGGCACGACCGTGTACGGGCCGGGATAGGCCGGCAGCGCCGACCCTCCCCCACCGGTGACGGCCATCGCCAGCGCCGGCGCGCCGGCCACGTGCATCGGGACGGGCCGCCCCGCATGCACGCGCATCTTGACCTTTCTAGGCATCTATCTCACCCTCCAGCAGGATGCGCGACACGCTGAACTGGACCACGTCGGTGGCGATGGCATCGCCGTCCTTGATTGCCCGGATCTGCGCCTCGCACGTCCCCACGGACAGCGCCAGCGTGTCCTCCTGGGCCAGCGGCGCGGTCACGGTCGTGGTGCCGGCCTCCGCGTCGTACTCGATGACGAGCTGGCCGGTGACCTTCGTCAACGGCTCGTCCATGCCCGCCGTGCGCATCGTCAGGTAGACGCTCCACCCCGTGAGGTCGGCGTCCATGACCTCGAACTCCAGCGAGGGGGTCGTGCCCCTCGTCACCTGCGCCCTACAGCTCATCGCCATCGCCTCCCATCAGCGGCGACCTGCCGTCGTTGGCCTCCGGGATGCCGGCCAGCGATGTCAGCATCGAGAGCACGAAGCCCCCCGCCGCCATGCTGAACACGGCGATCCAGTTGACCTCGCCGACCAGGAAGGCCGACGTGGGCAGCGCCGCGATGGCGGTCTGCGCGGCCGTGCGCAGGGCGCGGATGCACGCGCACCTAATCCAGTCCTTCATGACTCACCTCGCTATCCAGATGTCCGAATCCTCCAGTTCGCGGTACATGCCCGTGATGGTGCCGTTGCCACCGAGGCCGTGGTATGCCTCGTACATCTCGTCAAGCTCGCGCTTGCGCTCCACGGTCAGGCTCTTGCCCTGATTGTGGTACTTGTCGTAGAAGTTCACGATCGAGCTTCGGAGCAGCGCCTTCATGCCCAGGGCTATCGCGTCGTCGCGCTCGGAACGCTCGCGCTCCAGCCGCATGAGCAGCTCGTGGCGCTCGTCGTCCTCCTTGCGGCGACGTGCCGCCCGCGTCTCGATGATCGCGACGGCCACCGCCGCCACCCCCGCGATGACCGCGCATATTACCGTTTCCATGTCTTGCCCCCTAGTTCCAAACCGCGAGCCATCTGACCCACGGCGAGCCCGTATTCGACCCTGCGTTGTAGCAGCGAACGTAGAATCCCGTGTAGCCGTTTGTGCTGTCGCCGATGAGGTTGTAGCCGAATCTCAAGTCGCGCATGTGCCACGTTGACGGCGTGCTGCCGATGGTGAAGAACACGGACGGCGAGCTGCCGGTTATCGCGCTCGGGAACGTCACCTGCGCACGGTCGGCCTCCGGGGTTTCGCCATTTGCAACGACCGTCACCTGCACGGAGCCCGTGAGCATCTTCGCCGCGAACGTCGCCGTGCCGCCCGAGTAGGCCATAGTGAGGCCGGTGCCAGCGGCAACCTTGACGCTCGCCTCGCGCACCGTGACGCTCCACGCGCCCGTGTTGGTCAGCTTGTAGACGTATACCTGGTCGCCCTGCTGGCTGGCCGTGTGGCTCGACACGGAGCGGTAATACTGAAACTCGACGTTGGCGGGCGCGTCGGCGTTGTTGACATAGGCCATGAACGCCAACCGCGTCTGCGAGCCCGTGGCCGGGTTGCTGTTGCTCGATGCACGGCAATAGACCACGGAGTTCGTGTTGTAGGCGGCTAGGAAGTCGGCCCATGTGCTATGCCCATACGAGAGTATCTGCATCGGGTGGATGTTGTCGGCGGTCACGCTGCCGGACACGGTCACGCTGCCGGACACGGTGAGCGCGCCGTCGATGGTCGCCTGCTTCGCGTAGATCTTCGGGTCGGTCCATCCGGCGTCGTCCTTCGCGACCGCCGCGTCGGTCAGGTCGGTCATCCTGCCGAAGCTGTACGTGGAGGCCGAGGGGTCGTCCAGGTGGTACTCGCAGCCGGTGACGTAGGTCGTGGCCTCGATGTCGTCGCAGCTCACGTCCACGCGCTGCCCGATCGCGATGGCGTCCACGTCGAAGCCCGCGTCGGAGAGGTCCACCGCCGATGCCTCGACGGTCTGCTCCACGGCCAGCGCCTCGACGGCCGCCGTGGCCTTGCTGCGCAGTATCGACGAGACGGTCACGTCCTCCCACTGCCTGACCTGCGCGTGCCAGCCGTAAGCATCCGCCAGCGGCTTGTTGTAGAGGTAGTCGCCCTTGCGCCAGACGTTGCCCGAGACGAGCCCGTCTGGGCCGCTCGGCATCCGCACGAGCGTGCCGTCTTCCTGCTCCGCGCCTATCGGCATAATGGCAGTGACGAGCTGCGCGCCGTCGAGCGTCGAGGCCAGGTCGAGCAGGTTGGAGCCCTTCGCGATTGGTTGCGAGCCGGAGGCCTCCGGCTCCGCCAGCCAGTCGAGGTAGCGCAGCCCGTCCTCGTGGCGGATCTGCAGCACGCCGCCCGTGGAGCTCTCCACGGTCTTGGACAGCAACTCGGACAGCAGCGGCGAGGGACGCTCGTTGCCGCGCACGATGTAGTCGTTGCTATCGTCCACGGTGACCTTGCCCACCGCGAAGCCCTGCCCGCACTGGGCGGTGTAGGCCGCGACGAAGGACTGGAGGAACTGCGCCGGGGTGCCGCTGAAGTCGTACTCGGGCATGACCGCGTCCGCGAGGTACGCCAGCTCGCCCTCCACCGTCACGTCGCACGTGGCGGTCAGCGGGTGGGTCTCCACGGCCAGCACACGCCCGTATGAGACGGGGTTGCCGTCACGTTCGACTCTCACCCGCCCCGTGAGCACCGCGCCCCTCACAGAGGCGTACAGCGCGTGGTCGGGCGTGATGGCGAACGTGAGCTGGTCGGCCGCGTTGACCTGCTGCACGAGCATGGGGCTGGCCACGGTGATGCCGATTGACGGGTCGTGCAGCGTCTCATCGTCCAGGAGGATTCGCCACATGCTACACCGTCCCCTTGTCGTAGACGAGCGTCGCGTCGTCGTCTCCGAAGATGCGGTACGACAGCTCGTCGTCTATCTGCTTGGTGATGATGCCCGACGTGGGCATGTTGACCGTCTCGCCGTCGATGACGAGCTGCACGGGGCAGGTCGTGGTCAGGTCGATGCGCGTGGGCATGTCGCCGACGTCTACCTGCGCGGTCTGCAGCGGCCACTCGTACAGGTCGAGCTGCAGGGGCTTCATGCCGTATTCTGAAAACCCGTAGGCCCGCAGGTGCGTCGCGCCGACGGCCAGCCACCACGGGTCGTCCAGCCTGACCGTGCTCTCGCCGACGTAGGATGCGGTCGAGCCGCTGGTCACGTCCAGCTCGACCAGCTCGCTGGCGCCGAAGGCGTTGATGCGCAGCGCGTTGGCGAGCGAGCCGGAGCTGTACAGCGGCGTGGCCAGCCTGAATCCGTTGAGCGCGCCCGCCGCGTCGCTCCACGCGGTCTCGGTGCCCGAGCCCGACATGATGCCGAACGTGGACACGCGCCCGGTGATGTCGTAGGCCGTCATCTCGACGCCCGCGACCATGTAGCCCTGCGGTAGCCCCTCGATTCCAGTAGGCACGAGGTCGGCCGGGTCGAACCACTCGATGCGGGTCCCGGGCGACACCGTGCGGCGGTCGAACGACGAGCCGTCGAGCAGCCCGTCGGTGAGGATCGGCAGCGTGCCGCCCTGGGCGAACGCCTCCATCGTGCCGTCGTTGCCCGGGCAGTCCACGTATACGCCGACCTTGGCCGTGGAGTCGGTGACCATCATGCCGAGGTCCTGGATGCGGTTGGTGCCGGACGGGCAGACAGCCACGAGCCGGTATGACGTCGTGAGGGCCGTCCCGGAGGGCGCTGCAGCGCGCACCTGGCCGTTGCCGTCATCGACCCACCACGTGCCGGGCGCGTCCTCCGTCCACGAGCCGCCGGAAGGCTTGGAGAAGCCGCGCCACGCCACGGTCTTGCCGTACACGTGCAGGTTGTCGGTCGGCGACGCGACGATCGCGACGAGGCTGGGCACCTTGCCCGCGTATGTCAGGCGCTCCGTCGTGTTGTAGGTCGAGTCGGCGGGCTGCGTCACGACTATGTCCATGCGGGTGTAGGCCGTCGAGCCGTCCAGCCCGTCCCCGTTGGCGTAGGTGGTCGGCGTGCCGGCCTCCAGCGTGACGGTCTCGGTGCCGTAGTAAATCCACGGCTGCGCATCGACGGTCAGCTTCACGACCGCCGCCTCGCCGGGGTAGGTGACCGCGCCGAGTGCCACGCGCCCGACGTACCAGCCCTGCACGGGCGGGTTGCCCGGAAGGATGTTGTCGGGCGTCTCCACGCGGCACATGACGCCGTGGATGGCGCGGCGCATCGCGCGAACTGCCGCGACCGCCGCTGGGTGGTCGGATGCCGTGATGCTGATGGTCATGTCTATCTTGCGGTTGCCGTAGAGCGGCCTGCCCGCCACCGATTCCGTGAGGTCGAGCGCGCCGTCGCGGGCGGGCACGTTCACGGCGATGGTCTTGACGGCGGGCATCTTCTCGTCCAGCTCGGACAGGAACATCCCCGCCGCGTCGCTCGTCTGCCAGAGCAGCGTCCCGCCCGCGTCCTTGAAGCGGACGGTGCCGCCGTTGGTGTTGTTAAGCATAGTTGGCAACTCCCCTCCGGTTCATGGCGTGGCGGTTGCCGAGCGCCCGGTCGGTCGCGCCGACCGTCGATGCGACCAGCTCGCGCTTGTCGAGGTAGACGTTGCTGTCCTTCGCGAGAAGCGCCTGGAGCAGCCCGATGACCTCCGTCATGTCGGCCCCGGCCTCCTCGCGCACGATCTCGCGTAGCATCGGCTCCGGGGCCACGACCTCTCGGCCGGCCTCGCCGACGCCGATTACCTGCGGGCTGTCGAAGACGCCGCCGGTGGCGTACCACTCGACCTTGGGCAGGTTGACCTTGGTGTTGAGGAAGTCGACCGGCACGAGCGTGACGTGGGGCTGCGGGAACTTGAAGTCTCCCACGGCCTTGCGCATCTGCCCGCCCATGCCGCTGTATGCGTTCACGATCTGGCCGGGCTTCGACTTGATGTCGGCGGTCGCGCTGTCGATGGGCTGCTTCATGTTGTAGGCCGCCGACTGGAACGCCGCGCCGGTTTGCTGCGCCATACCCGGAAATTGCATGATGGACGTTATCTGCTTGGCCTGCGTCTGCGTCTGCGTGGTCGTGGTCGCCATGCCGGTCTTGACCGTGTTCGGGACGTTCTTGGTGAACGTCTGCCCGGTGGCCTTCTCGATGGCCGTCCAGTTGCCGGTGTACACGCCCAGCATCATGTTGCCGTAGTTGGCGGATGCCTGCACGGATGCCTTCATGCCGTCGCCGATGATGCCGCCGATCTTGTCCCACGCCCCCGCGATGAATTCCAGCGCGCCGGTGACGAAGTCCACGATGCCCTGGAACGCGTCGCGGATGCCCTCGATGATGGGGCCGAACACGCTGCCGAGCCACTCGCCGAACGGCGCGAGCACGTTGTCCCACAGCCACCCTACCGCGTCGCACAGCGTCCCGATGACGGTGGCGACCGCGCCGAACGCCGCGCCGAGCACGCCGCCGAGTATCTCGGCCAGCTTCTCAAGCACGGGCTGGATGGCCTTGACCACCGGGGCCAGCTTCTTGCCTATCTCGGTCGCGAAGTCGCGCAGCCCCTTGACGGCGGGCACGACGTAGTTGGTCAGGAAGTCCGCCAGGGCGCTCACGATGGGCTCGAATATCTCGGCCATCGCAAGGGTGACGTTCTGCCACGCCAACCCCATCTTCTCGGACACGGTCAGCGTATCGTTGTACACGGTGTCGAGCGAGTCGGAGGACGCGCCCTCGATGGCCTTGTACATGGTCTCGAAGTCTAGCTGGCCCTGCTTGGCCGCATCGTACATGGCGATGCCGGCGCGGGAGCCGAACAGCTCCACCGCCCCCGCCGCGTCGATGGTGCCGTTGCGCACGCCCGCGACGAACTCGGAGAAGCCCGTCTTGGCGTCCTTGCCCTCCTTGGCCCAGTTCGCGATGCCGCGCTTCATGGCGGCTAGAACCTGCGAGGACTCCACGCCCGCGCGCTCGAAGTTGGCGAGCATGGCGATGGCCTCGTCGGTGGAGAATCCTAGTTGTCTGAAGCTCGCGGCGTTGGCGGTCACGGAGGTCGCCAGCTTCGACACGTCGATGCCGGACTGCTGCGCCGCCACGGTCAGCTTCCCGAGCACGGTGTCGTACTCCGACGCGCTGATGCCCGCGTTGTTCATCATGCGGGTCACGTCCTGGACGGCCTTCTTGGCGTCCACGTTGTTGACCTTCGCGAACTTCATGGTCTGCTCGGAGGCTTTCTGGAGGGCCTTGTCGTTGAGGCCCAGGCGGGTGTTCAACTCGCCCACGGCGGCTCCGATGTCGCCGAAGTCCCCCACGACGTTAGAGGCCACGTCCTTGTAGACGCCGACGAGCGCCTTCGCGGACTCGCCGGTCGCGCCGGTGGCCTTGATGACGTTGTTGGCGCCCTCCTCGACCTGGGCGAACGCGTCGAAGCCCGCCTTGCCGATGGCCACGAGCGCCGCGCCCGCCGCGATGGCGGCCGCCTTCCCGAAGCCTATCCCGAACTTGGAGCCGGCGTCCTTGCCGTCGGGCACGGACTTCTCGACCTCGCCCTTGAACGACGAGTCGAGCTTCGGCTTGATTAGCAGATGGGCTACGCCGACCTGCTGGCCGTCAGACATGCGGGACCACCTCCTCCCTTGTCCTGCGGGGCCTCGACAGCGCGGCGAGCAGGGCGTCGCGCTCCATCGCCTGCGCCGGAAGCCCCCGGCTGTTCTTCTTGTTGGCCCACGAGGGGCCGACGAGCTTGGGCCTCGGCCCGCGCTTCCTGCGGTCCGAGAGCGACCATATGAGGCCGTTCAGGGAGTTGATGAGGTTGGCGGACAGCATGCGGTCGCCCGTCCACCAGGAGTCCCTGTCATAGGCCATGCGCCACCGGCAGTCCTGCGGCAGCTGCGCGACGAGGGCCGCGACGAAGGGGGCCGGATAAGCCCCCTCCATCGCGTGGTCGATGCAAACGCCGTAGGTCTCCATGAGGTCTGCGGCAAGCTCGTCTGGTCGCTCGCACATCAGCTGTGCGAGCAGCTTCAGTTTTTTGGGACGGCCTTGCTCACGGCCTCGGACAGCAGCTCGATCATCTCGCTCGCGGTCGCGTCGGGCCTCGCGGCCTCCACGTCGGCGAGGTTGGGGATGATGGCCTCGTAATAGGCGATCATGTCGCCCAGCTTCTCGGCGTCCGACCTCGTATCGGACTGCATGCGGGCCGCGCACTTGACGCCGGCCCACGATTGCATGTAGGCGAGGTCGACGGCGATCTCGACGCCATCGACCTTTACCTTCTTGATGTTGCCCTCAGCCATGCCGGCCCTCCTATTAGACCTCGCAGACGTACTCGGTCATGGTCACGCCGTTGGTGTCGGCGATGCAGTTCAGCGTCGCCTCGCGCCCGGCGAAGTCCTGGCCATTGCCGGTCATGTCGCCGCGCTCGGTGAGCTGCACGGTCGCGCAGTAGCGCGCCACCGCGCCCGAGTACGGGACGGTCTCGATGACGATGTTGACCGGGTCGAGCGTCTGGCCGTGGTGCTTGATGGTCAGGTCGCCGTCCACGACGGTCACCGCGTCGGCGCCCCACATGAGCTTCGCGACCTCCTCGTTGCACTCGACGGGGGTGAATCGGATCTGCTCGGTGTACTCGGTGCGGATGATGCGGACCTCCTTGCGGCCCTCCCAGGCGCGCAGCGAGTTGTTCGACGAGGACTCGGTGATGGTGATGCCGTCGTCGCTCGTGAAGCCGAGGCACTTGTACGCGGTCACGAGGGCCGTGGTGCCGTCCGTCGGCAGCGGCGTCGTGGTCGGCGCGACGTAGATGGCGCCCGTCACGAGCGCGGAGCCGACCTGGACCTTCGAGGTGTCAGGTGCTGCCATTTCTGGCCTCCTTCTCTAATCAGATTTCAAGCTGGCATGCCACGTCCAGCGCGAGCTGGTAGCGCGGCATTCTCGTGCCCTCGTCCCAGAACGGGTACGGGCCGGTGTCGATGCGCACCGAGTGGACGCCGGCGGGCGGGTTCGCCGTGACGATGGCGAGCCGCAGGTCGTTCGCTGCGGCCTCCGCGTCCGTCTCGGTCTCGGCCCACACCTGCACGGCGATGGACGCGTGGTCCACGTAGCTGCCGACGCCTCCCCCCGTCCGCTCGACCGTGACGAACACGGCGGGCGGGTTGACGGGCGGGTGCGTGCACGCCCGGAATCCGAGCGACGCGATCCACGCGACCATGGCCTCGGTGATGCTGAAAGCGGCCATATCTACCCCCTAGACTTGAGCAGCGTGTTGTTCTCGTGGTTGTCCTTCATGGCGGCGTAGTTGCCCGTGTAGACGATGCCGACCGGGTAGCCCTTGCCGTAGGTCTTGACGTCGTGGCCGTAGACCGGCTGCGTGTCGCCCACGGGGGGCTTCTTGTGGTCCCGGTAGTACAGGCCGGTGCGGTAGCCCGACGAGAGCGCGTTGGCCCTCGCCGCCGTCTGCTCCGTGATGGAGCGTATCTGGTCGGCGGAGCCGGACACCGCTATGACCAGGGCGTCGTCGTCCCATTCGATGTCAGCCATGGGCGGCCTCCACCTCCACGGGGCGGTCCCACTTGCCCGGCGTGTTGACGTCCATGTAGGGCCTCGGGTCGCCGATGACGCGGTACGTCCCGCCCCACGGCGCCGGAAGGGTGACGGAGCACCCCTCCAGCGTCGCCGTGTAGGTCTTCGGGAAGTGCAGCGTGTAGGCGACCGTGACGCCCTCTGGACGCGAGGCCTCCATGTCTGCGGTCGCTCCCGGCGCGATGACCACGCCGGACACCGTCTCGGGGACGGCCTCGCCCGGCACGTCGTTGCCGAAGCGGTCGCGCGTGGGCGCCCCCGGCCGCAGGACCGTGACCTCCGCGCCCCTAATCATGGCGTCCTCCCAGCGGAGCCCACCCGACGCGCCCGCCGCCGATGTGCAGCAGGCGCTTCTCGTTGCGGGTGAGGTACATGTCGCCGGATGAGTTGGAGTACGTCCACGACTGGGTGTAGGGGCCCGCGGTCATCGACGCCTGCGACACGCCGAGGTTGTCGGCCTCGGTCGCCGCCATCGCCCTGATGACCATCGAGCAGCACACGGAGCGCAGGATGTCGCCCTGCGTCGGGCTGCACGGGTCAACCTCGACGAGCGCCGCGAGCATCGCGGACGCGTCCCCGAGGAGCACGTCCGCGCGCTGGGCCTCGTCTGCCGTCAGGGGCCTCCAACGGGCCTCGACGTCCTTCACGTCCGCGAATGCCATCTAGTCCTCCTTCTTCGGCGCGCGCTTCCGCGCGGGCTTCTTCTCCTCGACGGGTTCGAGGTTCGGATTGGCCGCCATCATCTCGGCGACCTGGTCGGAGGGCTCGTAGATGGTCCCGGTGCGCTTGTCGCGGAATTTCATGGCCGCCTCCTAGAACTTGAAGATGAGGTCGGGGGTGACGGCCGTGGTGCCGTAGCTGTAGAAGATGCCGAAAGCGATGGCGTTGGACAGCGGGATCTTCTGGGCCGGGGCGACCGTGGGGAGCACGGGCTGCGCGATGGAGCCCTCGGCGAGGCAGACGCCCTTGGTGCCGGCGGGCAGGTAGACCGAGCTATAGACCTTCACGCCGTGGAAGGTGCCGAACGACTCGGAGTTGCCGTCGTGGCTGACGGCGTCGAAGTAGCTGCGGAGCTTGCCGTACTCGGCGGGCGAGAGGACGAGGGCGATCATGTCGCGCTCGACGCCGTCCACGAAGTTGTTGGAGACGGTCTCCACCGACTGGATGAGCTCCTCGGCGACCTCCTCGGCGGTGGTGCCGGTCGGGGTGACGGCGGTGCCGGCGCTGACGGCGGCGGCGAAGAAAGCCTTCTCCAGCTCGCGGATCATCGACTTCTGGGCGCTCGCGGCCTCGCGCTCGATGAGGGCGTCCACGCCGTAGAGGGTGACGTCCTTCTGCTCGGCCTCGACCACGATCTCCTTGTCCACGTTGACCGGGACGGTGACCGGGGTGGCCTTGATTGCCTGGCCCGCGCCGCCGGTGCGGGCGGTGCCGTAGGCGTTGGAGGTCTTGTTCTCGAAGCGCTTGGCCTCGTAGGTGCCGGCGCCGGGGGTGCCGGACAGGTCGTTGTTCTTCAGCTGCTGGCTGATGCAGTTCTTCTGCACGTTGGCGATGACCGCGCCGTACTTCTCGGCGAGGTAGTCGTTGCCAGTGGTGGAAAGCAGGATGTTGAGCGATGCGATACGTGCCATTTTCTGGCCTCCTTAGAAGATAATCGGGATTTCCGTCTTGGCGGCGGCGGCCTTCGTCCCGCCGTCGTCGGTCCTCGTCGGGTATGCCGGCATGAGCTTCTTGAGCTTGGCGACCTGCTCGGCCAGCTCCTCGCCGTCCTTGCCGGAGAGCATCGACACGATGTCGGGGCTGATGCCCTCGTCCACCGCGATCTTCGCGATGGCCTCCGTCCGCGCGGCCCTGGCCTTCAGCTCGGCCAGCTCCTGTTCCGCCTTCTCCGCCCGCTTGTTGGCCCTCTCCTGCTCGGAGAGCTGCTCGGCCTTCAGCTTTTCCAGCTCGCCGGCCGCCGACTGGTTGCCCTTGGCCTTCTTCTCCCACTCGCGGGAGTGCTCGCGCATGGCCTCGTACTTGGCCTTCCAGTCGGTCTCCTCCTGCGTCGCCTCGGGCTGCTCGGCCTTCGGCTCGG